ATAAGGGTTTACCCCACCCCTGATCAGCCTGGTATGCTCCCCTCCGCCTAACAAACAATAACCCAGAGCATCCCCTACGTGAGAATGTTGGTTTTTGTTTGGAGCATCTCTGTACCTTTCTTGCCCTGATATTTGGACTCTTTTGTAATGGTACCCACCAGCCAGACTTTTCCTAACTTTAGTGCATTTAGTATCAACTAAAAAGCCAGGTTTATGATTAATTAATCTAGTCATTGGACCAGCAACAGCCTCACGTCTAGATTTAAAATCGTTGGTAGCAGTAGGTCTTGCAATGATTCCCAGGGTTTTTAGATGATCAAACGCTGTCGTTTCATAGATCTGATCCCTAGCAACACCAGCTGGATCACCCCAGACCTGAAAGTCAAACTTAGGAAATCTCATTTCCATTTCACCTTTGAGTAGATGTCCGAATCTCTCCAGTCCCATCTCAAACGTAACTAATTCATGTAAAACAAGCCAAGTACCACTGAGTTGTCTTTGTGCAAACACAGCAGCTGGGGTAAGTCCAAAGTCAAGTCCGATAGTAATCGGCAATCCTTTTTCAGGCTCTAGCCCTTCTACAGACATGGTTGAATCTTCGTATTCGTGCCAAACAGGTTTTCCTTCCTGAACAAATGTATATTTACCTTGAGCGTAGCATTTGATCCAGTCTTTCGTCTTGCCAGCTAAGATCTGTGAATAATATCCAGAAGGAAGATTATTAATATTCTCAGCCTTCTTGTTTTCTGTCCACCAAGATCCAGCTGAAAATATATATCCATTAGCCTCTGGCATATCAGGTAGCTCGTCTTTTTCAGCCTCTACAACTCCGCCTGGTTGCTCAAAGAACTTCCAGCCAAACTTCCCTTTTGGCAAGGTTTCTTTCTTTGAAGTTACGTACCACCAATGATCATCTTCCATAGGGTTAGTATCCATCCAGACACCACGCCAGCTAGGACCTCCATCTGCTTTACTCGGATATCTTCCTACCCTATGTGTTAGTCCATCAATAACTTGTTTTGGTAACTCTCTTGCCTCATTTACCCAGGCACCTGTCAGTTCTAGTGATAAGAGTTTTCTTACATCTTTAGGTTGATCAAGCGCTAAGAATATGACTTCGCAGTCAATACCAGCGGCATCGCCTCTCGATGGGAGTCGTATGTGATGAGATATCGGGGGCGACCACCGCATGGATCCCCAGGTATTTTCTGGGAATATTTCTTGCCAAGTCTTGATCGTTGTCGTTCTTAGTTCTGGATATGAGTTTCTAACAATAACAAAACGTGAATATTTGATTCCATCTTTTGGAGAGGGTTTCTGTTTGACAGCTCGCATGAATACTTCAGCTGCACAGGCATAAGACTTCCCTGATCCAACAGGACCAACTATGCCTCTAACAAAGGAATTGTCTTGTAGAAACTTGTATACAGTGGGTGATTTTTTAAAATTAAATTTAAGATCATGACTCATCTTCTTTGACCTCAACAACATCTGGACCTTGAATCTGGATTCCGATCACAGAAGGTTTATCGCTTTCTTGCTCTGGCTGATCCAACAATCCAGCAGCTTTGGCTACAGTTTGTAAGGATCTGATCTTATCGTGCATCTCAATCTCTAGATTCTCTCCATCTTTTCCAGACACTTTTATTTTTTTTATGGACCTAAGTGCCGCATCTGGGATATTGGCTGGATCTTTGAGAAACACCTTACCGCCTTGCCAATCCAAAACATCGGTGATATTGCTGGTTGATAGATTGACCAATTCCTGAGCTACAGCGTCTTTGTTGTGATCTATGATCTCAGAGCGCTTGATCCTTTTTTGGATCATCTTCACGCCACCATATCTGACTATGGGGTTTGTTTTATCTGTCTTCGGTCTTGCCATCTATTTCGTCAAATATCCTTTGAAATTGATCTGCTCTTATTTCATTAATCTTTTTCTTACCAGATAACATAGCACGTAAATCGGTAGGGGGAATACCTGTTATCCTAAACAACTCTTCAACACTTACCATGTGTTTCAGGCAGAGTTTCTGCAATATTGAGAAATGCATTAGAAGTCTATCTTGTTGTAAGGCTCTTTTACCTTGATGCTCAAATACTCGCCTTTATCACCTTCGTTACGAAAAACATCAAGATCATACTCGCCAGGCTCAATCGTTACAGGCTCTGTGATCTTAAATTTCTTGAAAGAATAAGGGGGAGCTTTGTCATTATTGCTGTCGTTTTTATACGCTATCAGGCTCAAATATACTTTTTCATTCGCCATAAAAACCTCTCTTTAAAAACTAGCGGTCAGGTTTGAATTGTGGGAAACAAAGATAACCGCTAGTCGAGTTATATACAAAAAGGAAAAATGAATAACAAAAAACCTTTTGCTTGATTCTACGACTTTTTATGTCGGTTTGCAAAGTTTCTAGCAGATTCTACTGATCTAAATCCCCAGGCTCTAAGCGCTAAAGCCTTACGTGTAGGTCTTCCCTTGGAGTCTTTCATAGCCCCTTTCATGCCAGCAAACCTTGCCGCAAACGATACACGCCTAGGATTGGTGCCTGATTTAACAGGGCGCTTGAGGTTAGATCCTTCGGTTTTTTTAAAATGTTTTCTACCCGCAGCGTTCAATCCACCCTTGGGATTTTGGTATTTCTTGGCAACCATCAGGCAAAAGTCCTCACGTTGGTTGGTTTTCCTCCCACACTTTGTTTAACTTTGCTTTTTCGAGCCACAGCTGATTTGATCTGTGAGGGTGTCATGCTTGCAGCCTTACTAGATGGGACACACTTTGGATATCCTCGCTTAGATCCTTTCGCAGACGATCTACCACATTTTTGAAACTTTCCATTTTTTTTCTTAGATCCAATGTCTACCCAGTTTTCTGAGAACCACTTGGTCAAACCACCAGGTTTAGCCACGCCTATAGCCTCCACCTTTCTTTTTGTAGGTCCTAACCAGCCAGGCATTAGCATAAGCCGAAGGATAAACATCAAACTTCTTTTTAGCCTGAGCCTTGACCATTGAGTAAAGACTAGGATTGGTTGGAATATTTCTTGTTTTTGCCATTCTTTTTCTTGATTACGCCTTTAGCGATCAAAACATCTTTCATGGTTACTTTCCCATCTTTACTCAGATCAGGAAACTTTGAGCGTTTTAGTTTCATGTAGCCATTATTATCCATGAGCAATGAATTGTAAACAGGCAATACAAGGCTCTCAGATGCCTTAAAATCCCTTTTTTATTCAATTCAGGTATCAGACTAGCCAAACTTTCTAAAAAATAAGGAAAAAATTGTGTGAGAGACCTCTACGTACCCCTTGGCGGGGGAGGGGATAAGGTACCCTTCGACCTGTGCGCCTGTAGATTTGTGGTGGTTTACAAGATCTAAACGTTCCTTTTGTTTTTGTATTTCAATATCTTTCCGAGTCTCTGGATCTTGTCCCTGGTTTTATCTGACCTGGTTTGTTTGATCAACCATGACTTGTAAAAGTTGATATGCATTGGCGCATCCTTCATGGGTTCACGTTCCCTAAACCAGATCAATGCCTCTTTCATTTTATCTAGCGTTTGATTATCTACGATCAATCCTTCTTTGATGATCCAATCTTTGACCACCAGGATCTGTCTGTAATCGTAGCTGATATCTTTGGCATAGATTTCATTGACTGCTTTACACATGAATTGCATTGTCTGTTTTGCTTTATCTTCCCAATTAATATTATTATTAACGTTAATTGAATCGTTACGTGCTACCCCTGATGTTGCCAAAGGGGAAACCTGTAGGTTGCCATTCCCCTCTTCTCCCCCTTTCTCTTGTGCTACCTGGGGGTTTCCTTTCCCCGCCTTTTCCCCAGACTTATCCACAGTCTTCTCCAGGGTTTGTTTAGCGATCTCTTGCTCAATAATAGGGATATCTTCTTTAGCCAATGACACATTCTTACAAGCCTGGGATTCAGACGTATTCTTGTCATAGACTACGAAGTAGCTATTACCCCTCTGTCCTCTGAATTGCTTGCGAGCATACTTAACATAGCCCCACTCAATGAGGTGTTTGATGTACCTCGATATTGCTTGCCTGGATACATTGAGATCTTTTGCTAGGGAGATCTGGTTTGGAAAACATATTCCCCTGGGATCTGTATATGCACATAATGCAGCCAATACGAATAGTGCCTGGCGGTGCTGTTGTAGTCTTGGAT